CTGCCCTCGCTCAACACTTAGCTTTTTGGACAGGTAAAAACTGCGAGAGAATAGAACGCTTAATGAAACGATCGGCTCTGGTACGCGATAAGTGGGAGAGAGAAGATTATCTCATCCGTACAATTACAAGAGCCTGCGGTATGCAGTCGGCTGTATACTCTACAGGTGCCGCAGATAATTCTTTAGCTGAAAAATACGGAGCCGTAAAGTTACGGGCTAGCTCAGACGCTCAGCGCAACTTCGCCGAGGCTGTACGTGCTAAAAAACTGGCAGAGGCGGAGGGCAACGCTGAGTTAACTAAAACTCTCGCGGGTATCGCTTCCGCTAAGACTTGGCTAGATAACGAGGATAAATCGGCTCAGGAGTTGGCAGCTATGGTCACACCTGTAGAACGCGCGGCCGACCCCCTTGGGGCAGATGGCGGGGAGCCTATTGTAGTAAGCGGGTTTCAATACTTGGCTGCCGAGCAACAAATAGACCACTTTAAAGGCTGTGTATATGTGCAGGAAACACACAAAATACTTACTCCAAAAGGAGCCATGCTTAAGTCTGATCAATTTAACGCTACTTACGGGGGCTATGTGTTCCAGTTAGATGAAACGGGCGACAAAACTACCCGTAAAGCGTGGGAAGCTTTTACGGAGTCACAGATTGTAAGATACCCTAAAGCCGAGTCGAGTTGTTTTAGACCGGACTTACAGCCGGGGGCTATCGTAGACGTAGACGGCCGTAAACTCGTAAATACGTACGTACCTGTGGTTACTAAAAGTAAAGCGGGGGATGTAAGTCCGTTTCTAAAGCACGTCGAGCTACTTTTGCCGGATGCACACGACCGCGATATACTTTTATCATATATGGCTGCCTGTGTTCAGCATAAAGGTGTTAAGTTCCAATGGACTCCGCTTATTCAAGGTACGGAGGGTAACGGTAAGACTCTTTTAACCCGTTGTGTGGCTTCTGCTATCGGAGATAAGTATACTCACTTTCCGCCGGCGAATGAGATCTCAGAGAAGTTTAACGACTGGCTGTTTGACAAGTTGTTTATCGGGGTGGAGGACGTTTACGTGGCTGATCATAAAAAAGAAGTTATTGAAGTTCTCAAACCTATGATCACAAATAATAAGTTAGCAAAAAGAGCTATGCAGCAGTCACAGGTCACTACGGATTTATGCGCCAACTTTATGTTAAACTCAAATCATAAAGACGCTATACGTAAAACCCGCAGTGACAGACGCTTCGCGGTTTTTTATACAGCTCAACAAACTGAGGAAGACTTAGAGCGCGACGGTATGACAGGGGACTACTTTCCTAATCTGTATAACTGGCTAAATAGCGGAGGGTACGCTATAGTAAATCACTTTTTAGCGGAGTACTCAATTCCGGAAGAGTTGAACCCGGCGGGTAAATGCCATAGGGCACCGGAGACCTCATCTACTCACGAGGCGATCACTTCGTCTATGGGTGGTATCGAACAGGATATTATGGAAGCTATCGAGGAGGGTCGCGTAGGCTTTGCAGGTGGATGGGTTTCATCTGTAGCACTGGATAGACTATTACAGCACTCTAGATCTGCTAGTAAAATACCACAGAATAAGCGTAGGGATATTCTTATCGCATTAGGTTACGACTGGCACCCGGCGTTACATGACGGACGGGTAAATAATCCTATCCCTATGGACGATAATAAAAAGCCACGTTTGTATATCAAAAAAGGGCACATTAATACAAATATAAAAACTGCTGGAGAAGTAGTTAAGGCGTATGTAGAAGCGCAGAGTAGTGCGGTTACGGATGTAGCTCAGGAAGTATTTAGGGGAGGGCAAGCGTCTAGCGCTTAGCCCGCTCGCTGATTAAATCCCCTTTGTAAGCATCTGTAAAACTCCATTTATATTCTTGAATAAAATCAAATACTTTTTCTTTATCATTTTCGTTCAAATCAAAAGAACCATTATCGTAAAAAGTAAGATAATACTCTCCATTGCTTGCAGATAGAACATTTTCACAAATACTTAACTGTACAGCTCCGATAGCTCCACTTTTAAACTGCAACTCAAAACCGACCAAATCATCATTCCAAACTGCTTTGTAATCGTTTGTAACTATATCATCTAAACTTAATTGCATAATAATTTCCTTTTCCTTTAAATATACACACATTATAGTATATTTTACTATAGATGTCAAGTAATTATAGTATATTTTGCTATAAATTATGAAATTCTTTACTTTTTTCAAACATCTCTTCTAATTCTTCCTTAGTACAGGACTTCAAAAACCAATACATCATGTATCTCCAGTTATCTTTATCGGTTTTGCTCCAAGAGATTAATGTGTCTTTGGGCGGAGTAAATTCCAATCTTCCAAGAGCTGAATCTGAGATCTTACCCGTAGATGGTTTTGAGCCTTTGCCAAGTGGTTTTAGTTTATTTTTCTTTTTTTGCATATTTGTTCTCTCTTTTAATTCTATAGACAACACTTCTGTCTATGTTGAAGTTCTTAGCAATATGAGCTATTTTATCGCCTTTGTTTTATCTATCCATCTCAGGAACATAATGTTCTTTGTTAGCCATAATAAGTCCTACAGCTTCAACAAGTTTTTCAACCTCTTCCATATATTCAACTCTGCAAGAGTATTGTCAATCTCTTCTGTTTGATATACCGCGTCTATGATAAAGTGTAAGCTGTTCGTCTTGCCTCTTTTGTTTGACGTACGCTACTACACGTAGGACAAAAGTACCACCACTTTCCATTTTCCCGTTTGTGGGTTTAATTGAACCGTTGTCATTTTGATCTCCTTATAACTTAAATAAAAATTTAGCAACTAGAATTATAAAAGCTGCACCTAAAATAAATATAGATACCGTAGTATCGTCTGTTAATAGTTCCATCTTTACCCCTTTGTGTAAAAGTCACGTATGACGTAGTCTTTAGTCTCTACTACGTCTCGATCCTTATTTTTAGCCAAAGCAACCCATACTCCTATTACCGTGATAATGAATATAATAATACCGGCTAACATAAATCTTCTCCTTTTTTAAGTTTATCTACGAGCTCCCTGTACTTTGCGTGAGCTTGTTCCAGCGTTCCGAATTGCTGAGCGTAAAAACGCCCTTTATATGACAGAGCCACTTTATTGTTAAGATGGTCGAATCGCACGCGGCTATCTCCTTTGCTATACGCGAAGTCGTAGCGGGTTTCCTTAAACATATCTTCTGTTATCGTTCCGTATAGGATCATTTCTTTCCCCTGTTTTTATTTTTACAATTATAGTTGCAGTACTTAGCTTTTCTATTCCCCAGGAATACCTTACCGCATACATCGCATACTCGGTCGACTTTTTTGTACGACCCCCTTTTGTATGTTTTCATTTTATTCCTCCGAATATTTTAAATATAACAGCATTTTACACGATTTTAAAAATAGTGTCAAGGGTTTTTACTATAAATTTACATAAAAGTTAATAAGTAGTAGGATACTGGCTATTTACTCGGGTTAAAATAATAAGTAAAAGTACCCATACCCCGAAAGCGTGGGGTACCTATAGGGGTGCCCTAAAACCACGTAATTTAGGGAGTCGCGGCGGGTTCATACCCCATACCCCCAATTTTTTCCTCTCTCTCCATAATTATATACTATTTACCCCCTTTCCTCGTGCGCGCGCATTATATATACTATTCTTTTTTTTATTAGATCTCTTATATAAAGAATAAGGAGTGCGGGGTATCGGGGTATTAGGTGGCTTTAAAGCCGTGTTTATGGGGAGTTTAAAGCACCCCGCACCCTCAGGGGTGTTCGGGGTAAGTACGGGGTATTGCCATTTCTATGCTATACTGTGGCTATGATTAAGATAGACGACAAAGAGCTCAAGAAATACGAGCGGGACTTAAAAAGCTTTGCTAGCCGTGCATACCCATACGCTACTCGCAACACGGTCAACAGCGCAGCGTTTAAAGCCAGGGAAATAGCACAGGGTAATGTGCGGAACGATATGACTTTACGGAACCGGTGGACAGAGAAGAGTATCCAAGTGGATAAAACTAAGACACTCAACGTTAACAAGCAGGCGGGCGTAGTGGGTTCGGTAGCTGACTACATGGAGACCCAAGAGTTCGGAGGGGTTAAGACACGCGGTCGCGGTGCATCTGTGGCTATTGCTACGGCGTACTCCGCAGGGCAAGAGGGGCAGCGACCTAGGACACGGCTACCTCGACGGCCTAATCGTATGCAAAATATCGCCCTGCAAAAGAAACGAAAGGCGGGGCGTTCCAAAAGACAACAGAATTTCCTAGCCGTAAAAGAAGCTGCACAAAGCGGACAAAAGTTTGTTTACTTAGACTTAGGGAAGCGTAAGGGTATTTTCCGCGTACTAGGGGGGAAACGTAAACCTAGAATTAAAATGGTCCAGGACTTATCTAGGCCTACGGTAGCTATCCCTAAGAACCCGTGGCTATCTCCTGCCGTAAAAGATACACAGGTATTTATACCTCAGATTTATTTCGACTCTCTACGTTTCCAGCTACAACGTAACAACTTGTTCCGCTAACCCCTTGACAGTATTAAGTAATTCTGATAGAATACTGTCAAAGGATAATAAAATGGTAGGACAAAAATTCAAGACTCAGAACTCCGGCGACGTGGTAGTAACTCAGTACACTAATAACAAAAGCGTAACTGTACGCTTTATAGCTACGGGGACAACACTTAAAACAAAAAAAGAGGTATTAGTACGAAGTGACCGACCGAGACTACGGGACCCTTTAGCTAAGACGGTGTTCGGGGTAGGCTATATCGGAGTAGGGCAACATAAGGCGCACACTAAGGGGGCAGATACAAAAGCCTTTAGCATATGGCGCGCTATGTTACGACGCTGCTACTACCGAGGAAGCCAACACCACCAGCCGTCTTATGAGGGGGGAACAGTAGCCGAAGAGTGGCACAACTTCCAGACGTTCGCAGAATGGTTCGAGCAGCACTACCCAAAGGACGGCGGAAAATATCAGCTAGATAAAGACATACTCGTTCCAGGAAATAAAATGCCTCGTCCGCGTTCCCCATCCAGGCATACGCCCGGGCCAGGCCAAACGGCCATACCTCGGTTTCGGTGGGCAGCAGCTGTTCCATCGAGGCGGCCGACTCCTGCTGGCGGCCGAGATCGTGATAGGCCAGCGCCAGGCCGTGCAGCCGGTAGATCGGACCAGTTTCACTCGCGAACTCCTCGAGGGCTCCCTCGGCATC